AGTAGCTATTGTACCAGTAGCACCACCAGATGCAGTTATACTATCACGTGCAGCAAATTCAGATCCAGATCCTGCAAGTGTTGTAGGACCTATGGATACGATTGTACTTCCTGATCCTTGTGCTACTGCAAAAATTGTAGCAGTTGCTGTATTACCACCTGATCCTGTGACAAATGTTTCACCTACAGCAAAATTACCACTAACACTCTCTACAGTGACAGCACGAACTGCACGTTTCTTTACAACTATTTCAGTAAATGGGGGAATATAAAATGACTCAAACTTAAAAGTAGATTCTGCATCAACAGAAGTTATTGTCGTTCCACCTGTCAAGTTTGCAGTTTTAGGTAGAGCAGTGTTCAATGTCATCAAATAACCTGTGATTGCATCACCTTCATGTAAAAGATAACTAGATGAACCCAATGTCATCTTTTGATCATAATTTTTAAGAGCAACATCATACGTAGTTCCTGATCCACCTTGCTCATTTACAGTTAAAACTGTACTTGCAGATGCATCAACAGGTGCTGAATACAATAGAGTATTCGTAGCACCAGACGGTTTTGATTTTGCTAAAATTCCTTGTTTAGCCATTTATTAGAATCCAGAATAAAAGAATTGTTGTTGTCTGGTCAAACCAGTTAAGTTATTAGCACCGATACCTGCACCAAATGTAACATCATCAAGTGTAACGTTTTCTGTAGATAACAGAGTAGCGTTAGCATCAGGGAACTTAATAACACGAGGACCTGTAATACCCTCTGCCGATAAAGTTATCTGACCTGCAGTATTATTTGGAAATTTAATTGCAGGTGAAACAAGTGATTTGTTTGTAAGATCCTGCGTAGCAAGTTCAGATACCAGAGTGTTCGTAGCACCTGAGTTATTTAGTTGATTCGTAGGGGGAAACTGAAAACTTTCGTTAGAAACTGTGTTTTGATTTGCAATACTAAATGTTATCTTTTTAGTAATATCAGTAGGATCTGCAAGTATAGCAGTCAACAGTGTTTTACCAGATAAAATTTGTGTTGCTGTAGTACCAACCAACGTAATATTTTGATCAGGAACTGTGATAGTTCTGTTAGCAGTTAGAGAAGAAGTATTAAACTGAACATAACTTGTTCCAGATTCAGCGTTCTCCGTTAATTTTAGATTGACGAGAGTTTTATTCAAAGATGTCTGTTCTGCTTTTGTATCTAATAATGTAGATGCAGTTGCAGTAGGTTCAGCAGTTGTAGTCACTGTACCTGCGTCAGGTAAGAAGTATGAACGTCTTGCACCTGATGTTATCGCCCAGTTAAGTTGAAATATTGCCTCATCAGTATTATCCGTGATAACAAGATTATCCTCATCTATAAGAATAGTTTTATTAGTTAATGTTTGTTGTGTATCAGCACCAACTAAAGTTGTACCATTACCAGATGTAATAGCAGGTAGTGTCATGATTCTGGTATTAGTACCAGTACCAACATTACTTACTTCAAATCTTGCTTTAGGTCCTTGTGCATCTTCCAATACGAAAGATTGATCTCCAATAAGGAATTGTCCTGTGACTTTTACAGCACCAGTGCCTTTAGGTGCAAAAACAATATCAGCATTATTAGCAACGTCATCTACAGCAGTGACATATAATGATGTACTACTTGCAGTATTGACAATACGAGTCATGTATAAACCACCATCACCAAATGCAATACCTACTTGATCATAGGCATTTTGGTATAGTCCACTGTCTCTATCTAAGTCAAAGGCTAGACCAGGTGAATCTTTTGTACCTTGTGCAAGACCTTTAAATAACTGATTTACTTTTGCTTTTCTGTTAGGAATCAATGGATCAGATACCACAACAGGGAGAATCGCTTCTCCCGACAAGTTAGCATCTGAAATTGTTTCTAACTGTGATATCTTTTTAGTTGCCACGAATAATCACACCTTTTGTTACAAGAATTATTTATAAGACATCATCGTCTTTGTTCTGGAGAAGTAGGTTGTATAATTTACCTGCTTTATCCAATTCATTACTATAATATTTTATTCTGTCTTCTACTTCTGAGAGTATGAGTTCATACTCCATCTCTGCTGTCTGTACCCTACTAGGGAATTGAATTACCTTCGCCATCTTTCCTCCGTAGTTTTGAAATGAACAGTTTTAATCGTTTTTTAGCTTGACGGAGTTTCTGAGGTTTAAGATGCCTCTTCAGTTCTTTCTTCGAGTGGTGTTGCCAGTTGGGAACTTTCATCGTTCAAAAACTTGTTGCGAAACTCTTCAACTTGATTGATCACCTCTTTATCTACAGGAGGACCTGATTGAATTACTGGTGATAGTAGAGCAACTGAACCATTAGGACTTTTAATTCTCCAAACAGTTCTATTTCTCTCTGTTAATGACAGCAAAAAAGGCAAGTTTGCTACTGCTTCTTCTGCTGTAATGTCTTGAATGTCTGTCATGCTGTTGCGAAACAATAGGTAATCATATCAGAGTCTAGATGCGGATCATCATTGATGCTGTTAACAGTTTCAGCAAAACCTTCAGCACCTTCCTCATCAAATTTGAAAATCACATTTTGTTCATATCCCTCATCATCTACTAACTTAACAGAACGTTTCGAGAAATTAATAAAGATGTGTGCCAAATATGGTCGAAGATCCTTTTCCATGATAAATTCGTAATTACCTTCAGTATAAGGTATTTAGACAATTAAGTCAAGTGGCATTAGACACTTGATAGAGTGTCACTTCCTCTCTTGATAGTATATGAGTCTGGTATTATCTGTTTATATGATGCCTTGGTGTTAGTGAGAGAAACATAGTAATCAGATGCTTTAGTTGGTTTCATCATAATCTCTACACCACCATTTACTACAGTTCTCTTACCAACAAGTTGTTTATTGCTTGTTGGTTTCTCTGTATTGATTAATTCTAATATATGTGGAGTGACTATTTGAATAGAACTTTCTGCATTGAAAGTTAGTTCTAATCCACTATTTGATTGCTGTTGATATGAATTTTCATATTGTATTCCAGTTATCTTAGATACAGTAGAATTTAATCTAAACTCAGAACTATGCATTTCTAGTGCAGCACCTACAATATTCATATCAACATCAGATCCAAATTTAATTGCATGTTTCTGTGTTGTATTTGTAGTTGAATCATACCCCTCAGCACTTAAGAAGAATCCTCCTCCTACTTCTAAATGACAGTTGCCAGTTATCTTAAGATGATAATCACCATCAATAGTTCTTGCGTAAGATCCATTTACTAATTTACAGTCATCACCATGAACTTCTTGTGTTAATACACCTGCCCATGATATATGATCTGCTACTGTTGATCCAATATCACCTTTATTATTAGTCTGTTTTAGTCTATATGACTCAACTGCTGCTGTAATCTCTGCATCGGTAGCATCAGGATTGTCTTTTCTATATTGATCTCTTGCTTTTTTCTCTGCGTAATGTGAGTTGTTATACAATAAAGATGTATGAGTTGTACCATTTACTTTCTTTTGTACTTCACCCTGACGACCAGGTGTTCCCAAATACAATTCATAAGAACCATTGACATGATTCTTTGCAGAAGTTAGGTATGGATCTGCATCATCATATATGTCACTGAATGTAGTTTCTGTCTTTGTTTTATCTGTAATACCAACTAAAGGATACCATCCTAAAGACTTACTTGTATTGATAGGTCTATTGGATATTTTACTATCAAAGTCATTAATGAGTTGTATAATACTTGAAATATTAACAACATCATATCTAACTGCATCCTGTAAATGAAATATACCAGTTGACTTTTCCCACGCAGTAATTATAGTAGTTGCTTCTCCTACACCATTTACTGTTGTAGTAATAGATTTAGTTAGATCACCAATGTCTTTGATTATCTTAGCAACGTCTGTAATTATATTAGATGTAATAGTATCTACAGTATTAACAACAAATGTAGATTTATTTAAGGAATTAGAAAGATATTTGTCAAGAACATCTGTGACTGTCTTTAGTGGTGTAGCAGTATATGTTGCAATAGAAGCATCTAAGGCAACTGCTGATGTCAATACCTTTGTAATTGCTGTTTGAACTGAAGTTATTATATTGTATGGAACTCCTGTAGATAACAAGAGCATGTTTGCAAGTTTAAGATCTTCTGCTAGATTAATTAATGCTTGACGCATTGCAGAGATTACTTGAGCAAATAAAGAACCCAAATAATTATTGATATTAATTGTCAACTCTGCCTTAGTAATTAACTTACCACTTACTAAATCAAGATACTCTCCACCCTCTGCCTTGACTAGAGTAGCAGCAGTATTAGCAAGATCTTCTATGAGATATGATAGTTTATATTCCAATGTTTTCCAAGGACCACCAACACCATTCGCTGCAGGTATTGGTTGTGTAGGGTCTAATGGTTTGATTGGGTTAGCATAACTACCGTTTATGTCTTTAAATGATCCTATGTTTTTTGGAGATCCACTACCACCGATTATAGTTGTAGTTGAACCAGGTATTCCTACTGTATTGTTTGTACTTTGTCTTAATGGTGCTAATGGGTTTCCTATATTTTTATCGCCAGGATGTATAGCAGAACTATTAGGTGCTACACCTGTTGGTATTTTTTGATCTGTAAAAGCAAAGTCTCTTGT